GTGTGGTGTCCTAAGTAACGTTACCCACGAGGGACGACCTTTCCTTCGGGTAGCGCGCGGCTCGGAGTTCAGAAAGACGACCTGCGGTTCCCTTGTGGGGTTAGTCGTGTAGTAGTCCGTACAAGGTCGTCGACGCGCGCACGAAGCTGGCTCAAACGGAGCCAGCTTTACCAAATCTTCAGCGACAACACGCCGCCGTTATTGCCCTCGCCGTCCATGGCACTGTCGACCTGGGCGCTTTCGGTGGCGTAGCGCACGGCGTCCCAGCCGTGATTGTAGGCGTCGACCGGGACGCTCAAGACGCGGCCAGTGAGCTTGTCGGTCATCCAGGAATAGAGCCGCGCTTCCTCACGCATGCCCTCGCAGTTGGGGTCGATGACGATTTCATAGCCTTGCAAAAAATTGATTCCTGATTTTACAGAACCAGGACCTTTCTTGGCGGCGTGAATATTGAAGCCGCGCGACTGCAAGAACTCGATGGTGCCGGGCTGCGAGGCGTCCGCTTTGACGAGATCTTGGTCGTCGGCCAGCACCGTGCGCAACATCGCCGGCAACATGTCCATGGCGACGCGGCCTTGGGCCTCGGCGGCGATGAAAATCTGCTTGCTCTTCTCCAGGTGGTAGACCTTCACGATGAAACTGGGATCGGCGCCGAAGCCGAAGTCCATACCGTAAAGCGGCGGCACGGCGTAGGGCACGTTGATGCGGCCGACGCGAATGTTCGAAAAAACCTTGGAATCGTACGATAAATCGTAGTCTCCCAGCCAGACATGCTGATATCTGGCGTAATTTCCCCGTTTTAGCACCTCCATTTCGTGCGGCAAGGAGGTCTGCTTGAAGAACGGATTGTCGTTATAGTCGACGAACGTGATCACCGATGACGGCGGCGGCTTGCCGTGGCGAAAATAACGGTCGACCGGGTCGTCGGGGCTCTCCGGATTCCAACTCCAGATCAATTGCGAGCCGGGCGCGCGCACGGTGGGCAGCAGGATTTCCATCGAGCGCTTGGAAATGGTGCGGGCCTCGTCGATCCAGACGACGTCGGAGCCTTCCAGCGATCTGATGCTCTCGATGTTTCTTTCGAGGCCGAGGAACAGAAACTCCGAACCGGTCTTGCGATTGGTGATGGCGCGGTCGGTGACGCTGAAGTTCTGCTCCAGCTCGAAGTCGCGGATGCGGCGCTCGATCAGATCCTTGGAGCTATCCCGGATGGAGTTCTGAAACTGGCGGGCGCAGATGATGCGCTTGCGTTCGGTGTTGGCGACATACACCAGGTAAGAGCCGATCGACCAGGTCTTGCCCGAGCCGCGGCCGCCATACATGGCCTTGTGGCGCACGTTCTTGGCAAACAAGGTGCGGGCGAAGTTCTCTCCCAGTGCGAGTGCGACCATGTCAGCTTCCAGCGGCCCAGCCCACGAGTATTCCCGTCAGCGCCCCGAAGACGCCGCCGACCGCATAGCCAATGGTCAGCCCGCGCCAGAACAAACAACAGGGACAATCAGTAAACAGGTATTGCGTGAAGCGCGAGGTGAGGTGGTCCGGGGTCTGGCACCAAGTCGGCAGGAAGCGGTAGGAGACCCAGGCCATGAAATTGGAGAGCGCATTGTCCTCCCACTCCACCGGGGTGTTGGGCTCGCTGCCGTCGACGGTGACGCCAGAGATATCCGACGCCGTATTGCGCGGGTCGTCGGCCGGCCGGAAATGCATTAGCGGGGTCCGTGGATGCGGTTTACTCTTGGACGATGATACGAGCCGGCCGGCGCTTTCGCGCGATGGGCACCCTGCCCAAACGTGTTTTGGCGGCAAGATCGAAGGCCTGGTAGCGAACGTGACGCGGACCCATTGCAGTTTCCGACACCATGGCGTCGGCAAAGGCGCCGGCGGTGCCTTTGAGGCACAGCACGTCGCCACGGTAGAATTCCAGCACCTCGGCTCGGGGCAGACCGTGGGCGATCATCTCGCGGGCGACCCGGCAGCAGTCCTCGGGCAGTTCGAGACGCATTGATTATTTTCCTACGCGGGAAAAAATTTTTTCTGCAACCGGCGGGTTTTTCTAAAGTTTGAAAACCATAGGAATGGGGTGCCGCCTAGGAATTTTATCCTAAGTAGCTAACGGCTTTCCCTGGCGCGCCTGCTAGTGGCGGATAGCTTGTCCGCTCCGCCCCATTGATATCATTAGGCTTTCGGGCGCTCGAGTCCGCCTGCCCATACTGCCGTCCATACTGCCGCGGGGTGTTGCTAAGCCGCCGAGTCGTCCGGCGGGTCGTTAGGCGGGTCGCTGGTAGGCAGGTCGCTGGTGTCGGGCGGTCGCGTGCGCTTGCCTACGTTCGCCAATGCGCGCTCGAACGCGCGGTCTAGTCGTGTCACGTTGCTAGTGTCGACGCGCTGCACGGGTAGCGGGTCCGCCGGTTTATTTGTTTGTTCGCTCGCTTGAGTCGTGTCGCTCTGGTCTGTGAGCGCGGGCGTACCGGTGAAGGGTTCGACGGGGTCCAGTGTAGTGGGGGACCCGTTTTCGAGGGACACGGTCCCAGTCTTCAAGTCCAGTGCCGCGCCGCGTGGTACCGCGAAAATATTAACTGTGTTGTAGTTGTTAGTGATCTTATCGCCTGCGCCTTTGATCTCGCCTCCCGTCACGGCGACCGCAGCGAGACGGGAGTGGATGTAAGGCGCGGCGACTTCGGCCATGCGGTCGCGGCGCGCCGGCTCGGTTAGCGGGTCGCGCATAACCGCCAACATCCATTCGACCGGCAACAAGCCATCAAGGTCCCTGACTTCGACCCGATGGCCGCGGCCAGCGCCCTTGGGGCGACCGGCGCCCGCACGTGTTCCACCGCTCGGCATTATTAGCCTACTAATTTTGTTTTGTTCGAATGAGTCGGGCCCGTGTTGGAGTATTTAAATACCGTAGGATGGTATCCCTTTACTGCCCTTTGTCCGCGCTCCCAGACACCCCGTTGAGTCTGACTTTGAATCCTTAGCGCATTTTATTTGATTTTGCCCGTCGAATTTTATTTGACATTCTTTGAACCTAGGCATACAAGTTAGATACTAACTAGGCAGCAGGGCGATTGAAGTCGCTCACAACCCAGGAGACCAGACATGTTGAACTTTTCCACTCGACGGGTCGGCGGGATCAGATTTTTCGCCCTTGGCCGCTTGCGCCTTTCCTTCTGTGTTGCCCGGCGCCCGTCGGTCGCCCGAACCATCGGCTTGCGCGCGGTCGCGCTTGCCCTGAACGTTTGAAAGGAAACGCAATGTTCCAGATTGTAAAGCAAGACAGCAACACCAGCGACTCGGCCATCTTTCGCTATGACCTGATATCGATGACCGAACCCAGAATTATTCTGATCACTGATCACGTAGGCAAGCGCTCGGATTGTCCGCGCCTAGGCTATGTCGTCATTCCAACCCCACGCTAAGGAAATAGCAACATGTCCCGCAATATTCCATCGGTCCGCACGTGGCGCGTCACTCTGTTCTGGGATCGGCCAGAAGGCAGCACCATCCGCGAGTCGCGCTGCTACTACGTGTCCGCAATCAACAAGCGCTTTGCGTGGTGGAACGCACGCGATGAAATTTTGGCTGATATCGGCGCCGCGCGTTTCATCGCGCGCGACCGCGTCACCATCGGACTAACAAACAAATAATTCTTGACTTCCTTTGAACCTAGGCATACGCTGCAACGACTAACGATCAGAAGGGCGGTTGAAGCCGCTCACAACACCAGGAGACGGAAACATGAACACAAAAGAAAACACGATGGTCGCGGCGCACAAGGCGGGAGTTGCCGCTTATCACGTCAACGGAACCGGAGTCGACATGTCTCACGTAATCCGCCATGCGCGCAAGCTTTACGATAACGACCACGATCAAGAGGCTTTTCTAGCCGGCTATATCGGCGCCATGCGGCGCGACATTGCTCCGACTTGGAAAGCCTAAAGGTCGAAACGGGCTTTTGCCCGTCTGCGGTTGAAGCCGCACTGATGAGACCTAACCCAGGAGAATGAAAATGTCAGCTTTTGTTGTTTCCCACGATCATATTGACGCGCTTGTGACGTATGCCGTTGTTCAGCGGTTGCGCTATCGGCATGACGGCCGCATGATCGATATCACCACGAACAACGCCACTTTAGTCGGCAAGGTCTTGTTGCTCGAAAACGTGCGCTCGGTGTTGTCGCGCTATCCGAATTGCACGGCGGAAACGGTACCCGGAAGCGGCGAGTCAGCCGCGACCTACAAGTTCTCGCCTTTTGCTGGGTTGGACACCTTACCGCAACACAAGCTTGTCGCGCTCATTCTGACCGGCTGCAGCTGCTACGATTACCAAGCTTGCGAGACCAACGGCTATGACGAGTCGGTCGCTTGCGGGATTATCGAAGCCATCCGCCAGGAAGCGATTAGGGCAGTTCCCAAATATGACGCGCCGTGGGAAGTGACGCGGGACGCGGTCAAGACTTTCGCAAAAGCGCGCTAAATAATTCTTGACTTTGTTTGAACCTAGGCATACGATACGGACACTAAAGGACAGACGGGCGATTGAAGTCGCTCACAACTCAGGAGACTAGACCATGAACGCAATTTATCTGGACCCGAACATGATTCCCGCGCAATTGCGCGGCGGATACAGCGGAAAGAAGTTCAAAGCCGTTGTTTGCACCGAAGTCACCATCCGCGCCGATGCCGGCTTGTGGTCCGGCGGATCGCGCGACACGTTCCGATTTGTACAGCTATCGACCGGTGACGCTATCGCAGCATCGGACAATATGTCCGCGCCATGGGACGCGTCGCGCAAGGATCAGCACATTACGTTAAAGCCCGGCTTTGCCGTGGTCGAACACTCGCTTTTTTCCGGCAAGGATATGGGTTTGACGTTCTACGTGCACCCGGACAACGCCGCGGCCTTGCTACCGCCACCCGCGCCGGAATTGAGCGCGCACGAGTCGATTGTCCTTAGCGCAACGTGTTCTTTCAAGTCGAGTTATAACGGCCAAGATCGCTACACCATGGCCAAGACTCAAGCGGAATACCCTTGGCGCCGCGACGACTCGACTCCGCCGTTTCCAACCCGCGACGAATGGCAAGTCGCCAAGGACTCGCTGATCAGCAAAGGCTTGTTGAACAAGGCCGGCGCCGTGACACCTAAAGGCCGCAACGCGCGGCCGCGCGACTAAGCAAGTCAGCAACTCGCAACTAACGGCGCCTTTTTTGGCGCCGTTTTTATTTGTTTATTTCCCAAAATATTTGTTGACTTCTTTTGAACCTAGGCATACAATTTCAACACTAAAAGACAGAAGGGCGGTTGAAGCCGCTCGGACCCAGGAGAGACTAAAATGCAATTCAAGCGCTTTTATTCCTTTGACAGCCCGAAGGCTATCAAAGCCGCAAAGTTTCGCTACCTGAACGGGATCAACTATATGGCGCCGCACGAGTCCGCCGGAGTCGGCAACTTGTGTCCGGACGCCAGCGCCGGCTGCATCGCGCTTTGCCTTGGCCGCGAATCCGGTCAAGCCTCGATGGTGTCCGCCGCGACCGATTGGACAAATTCGGTACGGCAGTCTCGCGAGCGCAAGGCGCGCTACTTCATGCAAAACCGTCAAGCCTACATGCTCGAAATGCTGCGCCACAGCGCAGCGGCAATTCGGACGGCTAAGCGCAAGCGCGTCAAGCTAGTGCTGCGGCCGAACGGGTCGACCGATATCGCCTATGAAGGCTTGCGCGTCATGATCACGGCAGAATTTGCCGCGGAATTGAGCGCGATCAGTGGCCACACTGTAACCGCGGGCGCGCATACCATCTTCAGCGCATTTCCCGCGGTGCAGTTTGTCGACTACACAAAAAGCGCGCGACGATTCAAGCGCGCGTTGCCGGCAAACTACTACCTCACGTTCTCGCGCTCGGAAGACAACGAGTCCGAGGCTGTCGAGCTTTTGCGGCAAGGCCGCAACGTTGCCGTGGTGTCGACCCTGCCGCGGCCGCAACACTGGAACGGCTTTGCGACAATCGATGGCGATGAACACGATCTTCGCCACTTGGACCCGAAAAATGTCGTCGTGTGGCTTTCGCCCAAAGGCAACAAGGCAAAGCGCGATCAATCCGGCTTTGTCGTTCGCAACTAACCAGCAACACCAGAAAGGAAAATGATCATGACCATTACAGTTGTTTGCCGCGAAAGCGGTTCCCGTTATAGCGGCGACGTTCTCATTTACACCGTCGACGCTGATCCCAGTGACGCGCAAGCCGTAGAAACTGCCGTCGACGCGGCACGCGCCGCAGACTTAGGCTTCGACGTCGAAATGGAAATATTGTTCGCGTTCGCTGGTGACATTCAAACCGTCGCCGATTGGAGATCGTGACATGAACCGGATTAGGATCATTGTTTCGGGTGGAAACATTCAAGACATTCAAAACATACCGGAAGGAATCATTGTCGACGTTTGGGACTATGACTGTGAGCCGGAAGACACGGACGAAACGGATTCAATCGGTGACTCCGTCGTCAAATCCGAATGGCACCCGAACGCCCATAACAAAATAACGGACTAGGTCGAAACGGCGCCGCGGCGCCGTCTGCGAGTGACGCTCGCACTGATGAGACCATTAGCAAACAAACCAGGAAAGGACTACACCTATGCGCAAAATTCTTTTGACCACCGTT